AGAGCGTCAGCGGTATCTATATCGCAAGTACCGTCGTCAAGACGCTCGTCTCTGTCCGGAATTTTAGGATCCCATATCTGCTCCGACAAGCTTCCGATAACATTTTTGCAAATGTCAAGCACCCAAAATCTGCCCTGAGCCATCAAAGACGTAAGCATAGATATTCTGTCGTTTCGTGGAGCTTTGTAGCAGTCCACGATCTTGACCATCAGTCTTGCTCTGGCACAGGCTACTCTCAGACCGTTTATTACCGCTTGGTTTTCGTTGTCCGCCCATGCAAATTTAATTAAAAGCGGATTAAAACGCATATATAACGTCTTTACAAACTTTATAAAAGCAGTGTAAATAGTATCGGGACCGACCTCGCCCTTGCCGCCGTCTATTTTGTGATCTGCAATAACGACAAGCTTTTTAAAGCCCTCAATAAAAGCCGTAGCCACGAATGTGGTCTTTGACTTGTTGCCGCCGAAGTCGATACCTATCTGTATTGATGTGATCTTGCTTTTGTCAAGCTGTGATTCGGGTATTATATACTTTTCGGGGTCGTTGGCAAAGCTCTGGAAGATAAGACCCTCTGCCGCTATCCTTAACCCCAGTATATCTCGCTTGTACCAGATAGATGTCGGATCGTACTGAGATTTTACCTCAGCCTTACGCTGATCTGAGATATTTATGTTATCGTCAATAGTAAAATGTGCGTAGTTGTATCCGCCGAGGAATTTGCAATCGGCGGCGTCCTGCTGGTACTTGTCAATGTACTCGGTGTATATCCAGCTTTTTGGATTGTCCGGGTTAAGATCCCACCATATCTTACGCTTATCTGCGGCGATAGATCTGTTAAAAGCCTCCTGCACAAATGATTTGTGATGCAGATTGATCTCAGTACCTATCCACATACCATAAGAGTTGCCTCGTATGGACTTATAACTGCTGGCAAGCATAGCGCCGGAAAAGATGACGATCCTTGTTTTAAATCCTGTATCCTTGCCCTTTATGATAAGAGCCTCATTGCCCTTGTACTTACCCCAGCGGCATTGACCTCGAAAGAAATGCTCAATACCAAAGCCGTTACAGTCGCCAAGAATGATTTTCGCATTGCCGAGTGTTGACGCCGATGCAAGATGTATCTTGTCTTTAGTAGTCTTAAGCTCGTGACAAAAAGCAAGAACGTTGTCCACTGTCTTTCCGGCTCTTACCGCTCCCTCGGCAACGTTTATCATGCAGTCCTGTGACTTTCGGATATATGCCTTATGCTTATCGCCAAAATTGTAGGGTATGGTCTTTTTGCGTTTCTCAGGCTTAGTTGTCCTTGCCATAGATATCCTCCTCAATTTCCGACGTGTCCTCCAGCTCAGGATCAGCCTTGGGATTCGGTGACCAGTTTTCTTTGTCTTTATTCTGCAAATAGCTCAGAGCGGCGGACGGATTGGGAGCGACTTTTTTTACCCTGCGCCTGATCGTTTTGCGCCCTCTGGCGTCAACTCTAACTTCTTCCTCTGCATATTCGCCGCCCAGAGCCGCCGCAAGCAAAGCTCTCTCCACTTCGGAGTTTACAAGTTCAGGATTGTCGTCCAAAAAATCCTGAAGTTCCTTGTGCCGCTTTTTATAATCTGTGGCAAGCTTTTTCCGTTCTGCCTTGTCGGAGGTATTAATAAAAGCCTCCGACAGCTCGCCGAGGCTTTGTATATCCGTCTGTATTTTTACATCATTAATGTTGCTTACAGCTGCCGACAGCGTGTCGATAGCCTGTTTTCTCTTTACATTCACATTAACACCTCCGTTCGCTCAAACTCAAACTACACGCCCGTTTTAAGGGTTTTCTCTTTCAAGTGTGAAATTATCCTAAGAATTATTTCAAAACGTGCTATAACGCCGTTAAACGCCGCTAAAATGAAATCAAATAGCAATGCTTCGCCATTCGGATATTTTTGTTTCAAAATTCCGTTGATGTCCGGCGCTATGTAATCTGAGCTTAAGCGCAGGGGACGAATCAACCTTACGCTTATGATCAGATCTTTTCCAGTTCTGCAGCAACGTCAAAGTAATGACGCCTGCCGTTTATCTCACAGTACAGCGTACAGCGTTTACGCCGCTTGCTGTATTTAACAATGCAGTGTTCTCTGCCTTTGAGCAGTCCCTCTGTGATAGTCACCTTTCCGCTGTTTATGTAACCACGGCTGACGGTAAGATTTTCGACATCAAGTATCCACCGAAGTCTGACTTCCTCGCTCATCGGCAGCGGAGTGGGCGGTCTGCCCAAAAATCTCAATACGCCGACAGTATTTTTCACGGTGTAGTAAAGCTCGTCTGTGATGCCTTCACTGTTAACAAAAACATATGTGGGAAATATCATCCGGCGTACCATGCGCCACACGCCGCCTTTACGTTCCAACAGGTCGTGAGCAGGCGCATAGGCGTTAATATTTTTATCTCTGAGAGTGGCAACAACGTCATGCTCTCTGCCGCTCTGAACATAAATAACGTAGATCATATATCGCTCCTTTTCTCCTCAAGGAACTTAGCCACATCCTTGTAAAGATCGGGACGTTCCCTTGCCATTGCCTCGAACACCATTGACTTGACCTGTTCAAAGCCCGCGTTAAGGATATCCTCGTTTTTCAGATCCATATTCTTTTTATACGCCGCAGCCTTTACAAGGCTGGTAGCCTGTTTGAGCAAGGCTTCCGGGTCTATGTTCTTCCATTTTTCTTCGGGAGTGTTCTGTATAGATTCCAACACGTTATGCGACAGCAGCCTGATTATTCCCTCGCTGGTATCGAGAGCCGGATACTTGTTTATCTCCTCCATTATGACCCTGAAATTCTCCTGAGCCATTCTGAGGGTCTCAACAGATTCATTCAGATTTGCGGCGTATCTGCAAACCGAGGATATTGATATGGGCTGATCGGTCTGATCCTTTATATAGTCTGCGATCTCCGCATATGTAAAATCGGCTTTCATCATATCTTCGACCGTTGCTTTAAGTTCCGGCGACAGCTTGTCTATTTTAGAGTGCTTTCTGCGCTTTCTTGCCATTATCCGCACCCCCTACAGCTTTATGCAGGGGTCGTTGATACCTCCGGCAAGCAGGCTGATCCCCTTTGCCGTAAGCTTTGCCTCGAGATCGTCAAAATCGCTGTCTGCCAGCGTAGACGGCTCTTTGGACAACACCGTCCTCAGATGTATGTATCCGGCTTCATAAAGATAGTTCACGCTGTCGGTAATTTCGCCCTTTGTTATATCGGGAAGAGCATACTCAACGCTCTTAAGCTTATGATACTGATATCTGAGCATATTTATAGTGCGCATAACAGAGCCGTTATTTTCTTTAAAATTGCCTGCTCTGATAAGCTGCATCTGCTTTTCCATATCCATGCTATTTTTCTCCCTTCATTTCCATCAAGATATCCATGATCTTGTCCAGCTTCTGTTCAGTCTTAAGCTGTTCTCTGTAAAAATCCTCTTTGGTAAGATAGTTCTGCTTGACGTCGGTAATATCGGTCTTGCACTTGTCAAACTCGTCTTTAGAGACGTAATTTTCTCTGACCTTATCCAGACCGCTTTTGCATTTATCGATGTCGTCCATAGTCCGCTTTAAAAAGTAGGTTATAATACCTATACCGCCTGTAAGAACGAGCTGAAATACTATCGTAAATATCTGCTGACTTGTCATAAAAACACCCCCAATATATTTAGTACCGTTATCCGTTATAATAACTGTACCATATATATTGGGGGTGTTACAGATGAAGCGTTTCAGCGAGTTTCTGCAATTATATTTCATCAAAGGTAATCTGACCCTCGATAGGAGCGTTTTGCTTTTCCTGCCTTATCTCAGCCGTTATGCTGCGGATCGTGCGCTCAGACAGATTATATTTATTGACAAGAAACTTGAAGTTATATCCGTTAAAATCCCTGCGTATCTTTTCGTCACGTGCCGATCGGATAACAGAATCAGCTTTTGCAATGTAAATTGACAAACCACCGTAACGCTGCACAAGCTTTTCGTATGCCTGTGAGCCGATGCAGTCGTAAATATCCCGCTGCTCTGGAGTAAGGTCTTCTTCGTATATATCAAGTTCCGGCATATTTCTCACCTTGCCTTTTCGCCCGCCGCTCTGCCGAATTAACATAACGCTTGAGCTGTTCGATAAGCTTAGAACACTGTTCCTGATCTATCCACCGAAACGGCTGCTTTTTTGATGCCGTAACGCCCAGTACTTTGCCTATCACGCCAATTAGCCTGTCTCCAACGTCAGCTGACTCTGGATTAGTGTCAAGTTCCTTGAGCCTGTAGCAGTATCTCCAGCACAGCCGCTGCTGTTCAGGCGTAGCCATACCGTTGCAGCCGATCTCTTCAGCTTCTTTCTTTTTGTTTCTAGATTTGGTATTATGCAGCAGATGGTTTGGATCGGCAAGCTTCATGCGATTGATAAGTTCCGCCTGAACAGCCTTGAATTCGCTATCGTCAAGCTGTTTTACCGAATCTTTACCGGTAATGCTAAAGATCAATTCGTGCAGCATATCATCTTTATCTTTGCCGACAATACCAAGACCTGCTCCCAGACCGTAAATTCTTTTAATCTGCTCCTTTGTTGCCATATCCAAATCCTCCTGTCCTTATTTTTTAGCCGTGAATTTCGTTTTCGGCGTTCTTTCAACTACAACCGCGCTGTCAATCATATCCACAGCACGCTCCACAATCTCATCGGTAAGCTGTTCGTTATTAATCATAAGCAGACGTTTAAGATTCTGCCAAGCGACGGCTTCGGATACCAGATAAGCGTTCTCCTGCGCCGCCTTTTCATCCAGACCGCCAAGCTGCATAAGATTTTTTACGTCGGTCTCATATTTCGCACCCTTAAGCTTTTTCTCCAGAACTTTGCGGCTCTTATCGTCAAGCCCAAGCCCATCCAGTATCTTAGCAACGCTGCCGTCCTTTATGTACTCCTTGTTGTAAACGGCGGAAAGCAAGCGTTTTGCAGATTCTGACAAGGTGTAGGTTACGTCCTCTTTTACAACGTCGCCGTACGCTTTACCAAAGATCTCCTTAAGCATTGTTGGGTACACAAGCTTAACGTTGTCGGCGTTGGTGACTGTGATTGCATTGCCAGCATTGTCGCTGTAGACAGCAGATTTAAACTTTGTATCCTGCAGGTCGGCTTCCGAAGCCTTAAGGATATCAGCCTCGATGCCGTCTGCCTCTGATTTAAGCTCCGAAATTTCCGCCTTGATCTCAGCATAACGTTTTACCTTTTCAGACAGATCCATAAGCCGTCTTTACCTCCTCTATGATTTCTTCGGCGCAGTTTCTGCAGGTATCACGTCCCTTGATAGAGCGCACATTATCAACACTGCCACAATAGCAACAGGTAGGTCTGTGCTTGCGAATCATGATACCGTCCGCTGTCTTCTCGATGTCAACAGCCATGCCTCCCGCAAAGCCCGCTGCAAGTCTGATGTCCTTCGGGATCGTCAATCCAGCTTTGCTTGTAAGCTTTTTATGTTTTGTTTCCATAGCGTTTTTACCTCCTTGTTTTTCTGCACTCTGCATTTATCAGGGCTTGTGACCTGCGCCGATCGGCGGCTGCATTACAGGAGGGGCACAGCCCCTCTGATACTTATTATTTCTTGTCTACAATTGAGCATTCATTGCATTCTCCGTTACTGTTGCAAATATTATCACAATAGCCGCATTTATCGCAGTACGGACAGTCATCACAACACATTTTCATAAAAAAGGCACATTCTGCGCTGCCTTTCATAAAACATTCAAAATTATTATGCATATTTAGTCGCCTTTACTTTCCTCGGCTCCTCGATGCGTACCATGTCTATCCAGCGTATCTTATCAGTATATCTATGTACAAGGCAAAGCTGCTTGTCCGTCGCCTTCGAAACCATCCAGTCCGCAGGATCAAGCTTGTAATACGCTATTATTCGTTTCTGAGCTTTGGTGGGATTTTTTCCGTGCTTCATTCTTTTTGTCCTCCGTTTCACTTTTTATACCGCCATATCCATATATTTAGCGATTGCAGACAATCCCTTGGCGGTCACATTGCCGTTATCGAGGGCGTTGGAGTATAGATTGACCGCTCCTCTGATAGCCTGTGGACTTTGAGCGATACGCAGTAAAAATTCAACAGCAGCAGCGTCCTCTCTGATATCCGGAAAGAGCATTTCGATGTCGCTCTTCTTTATCTGCTTAACGCTGTAAAACCGGGTATTCTTCGTCCTGTTGCGTATCTGTGCAAACTCCGCTTTCTGCTTTCCGCCAAGTCTGCTTACCGTGGTCTCGTTGCCGACAAAGCATATTCCAAGGGTCTGTCCCTTTTCGTCAAAGCAGTCGCAAAGGCTTCGGAGAGTATCAATGGCATTTCTGGTGAGATGCTGGGCTTCGTCCACGATTATCACCATGCCGTCCGAAAGCTTTGACGAGATTTCCAACCAGAGTCTGCTCACAGAGCCGGAGGATACGTTCAGCTTAGAACCGATAAGTTCCAGCACGGATTTTGATGACTTGATGCACGGATTTACCGTTATGTATGTACAGTTTGTGCCGTGCTCACGGTAATACTGCCTGCAAGCCTGTGTTTTGCCTATACCTGCGTCACCGCAGGCTATGGCAAGACCGCCCTGAAGCTGACAGTTACGTATGATCTTGTACACGTTAGACGATATTGACGTTTCCTTATAGTCTGTGCCGACATAGATTTCAGCTGCAGCCTGCTTGGTTTCAAAGTATTCAATTACTTTTTTCATCTGCTTATCTACATCGCCGTTGTAGGTACCTGACTTAATTGCAGAGTATGAGCTATCGGATATACCAATCTTTTTGCAGACTGCAGCCGCAGATAGATTTTCCGAGTACTGCAGCTGTTTTATCTGTTCCAATGCCCACTCCTGTTTAGCTGTTAGCTTTTTCATTTATTAATCACTCCTCCATTTATTCTTCCGCCTCTCGGCGTTTTCGTTCATTTTATCTATATTGACCACAATATCGTCTCCGGAAGCCTTTGATATACTTTCCGGTTCATTATCAGCTCTTATCATAATCACATTGGACGGCATAACGATCTTAAAGCTCTGCTTACCATGTGCTGCCTTGAGAGCGGCAGCCTCCATAAGGTCGATCTTATGCTCTGAGTTTAAGCCATCTGTGATATTCTGAGCCTCGGCTTTAATAAACCGTTGTACTCTGCGCTGTAAAGCCATTGCATCGGAAATCTCTTCCTTGCTTTCGGTGATGTAATCTATAAGCAGCTTGTCCGCACATTCCCAAGTCCAAAGGTAACGGTCCGATTTATCGTAAACCCTTACGCTTCTAAGATCGGCGGGATCGTATCTTACATAGACCTCCTCGCCCAGGTGACGGTAAGTGTTTTCATAGTCCATAAACCAGACCTTTTCGCCGGATATTTCAACAAATACGCCGTTGCGCTTGATCTTTTGCACCCTTGTTGATCTCATAAGCATAAGATTAAGTTCGGCTTCCGGAGCTTTGCGTATTCCTACAGACTTTATATCCATATTCCATACGTCAATACGACTCATTCCTTTGTACTTTGTCTCAGCTCCGCCATATTCCTGCATATTAAAATCACCGTCAATATACATATCAATATATTCTCTAATCTCAAAGTCGCAGGGAATCTTGCCTTCTTTAATTCTACGCTTAAGGCTCTCAGGTCGCTGCATAATAGTGCCGCCGCAGTAACCTTCAAACATTCTTGCAAACTGCATTGTGACCGTGCTAAATGTACGCTCAATAGGCTTTGCTTTAGCGTTACGGACGATTGCGTTATGCATCGTGATTCCAAGCCTTTGGAGTATTGTCGGTGGTTCGATCTCAGGGTTATCGGTTTTCCTGCTTCGATGACCTTTTCCGCCAACGTCATGGGTCAAAAACTCTCGACCGTTATCAAAATATACGGCTTTCGGAATGCCAAACCGCATAATTCCATGCCTTAATGCGATGATTGTTGACTGGGAGTTCGGACTGTCGCATATATTCCAGCCGACCAGCACTCCGCTTTTGGCATCCAAAAAGGCTGTAAGGTACAGCCTGTGGATCGTGCCGTTATCTTCATCGTAGGACTGTATATCGAACGTGTGGTTATCTGCGATCCAGACGTCGTTAGCGTGGAGACCGTCGTACATACGGCTGATATATGGCAGGCATTTATCTTTCATAGCCTTATCGCCGTCGCGCATATATGTAAGCACGGCTTGTGGTATTTCCGACTTTATATGCCGCCTGAAAGTATTGTCTGACGGGAAGTTTGATACCATTGACGGATACCACTCTTTTGCACATTCAAGCGTTAGGTCGTAACAACGCGAAACGGTAGGTTTGTTTTCGGAAAGATAGAAATAGCAAAACTGCTCCCACAGCTCCGGTGGGATACTGCTCTTACCCTTATTGGCTCCGCCTCGATTTTCACAAAGCCCCTGCAGATTATTATTTCTGTAGGCTGCATACTTGCGGTATAGTATATCCACCGACACTTTGATATCATTATGCTCGAGCTGACACTTGCCGACGTAAAGCTTATCCACTTCGGTTTTCTTTCCGGGGTATTGATCCCGGTAACGCTGCCAGTCTCTGAGGATATCTACCCAGAGTGCGATTTCATCACGCTCATCTTCGGAAAACTCTTCGATTGACGTTTTCACAGGCTTTTTGGGCTGTTTTAACGCATTTTTAACAGGCTGTGCAACAAGTTCTAAGCCCGCTTCCGCTCTTTTCTGAGCATAGTATTTTGCCTGCAGGCCTTCGGGGAGTGATGATATTGGGATCATATATTTAGGACGGTTCCTGTCGTTGATTTCGATATTGCATGACAATTTTCCGTCCTTGCACAGTTTCTTTATATATCGTTCACTGCAGCCTTTAAGATCAGCAGTTTTGGCAACCGTCAAATATTCCACATCATCACCTCCCGAAGTTACTTGACAAAACTAATGTTTTCTGATATACTAAGTATCAGAGCCAGAACGGTTGTTTACGAGGTCGGACAGAAAATCTTCTGTTTCGGTCAATACTGCAAGAATGGTCGCAACATTCCTGCGGAGCTGTTCAGGCTCTATTTTTATGTCCTCAAGGCAGCTTGCCTGAGCCAGAAGCCGGGCTTGTCCCACCGCATGAGACAGTACTTGTGTTTTAAATTCCTTGTATTTCATTGGTTACACTTCCTTTCTCGGTCTGCCATCATCAGTACCGGGAGACCGTCCCCGGCAGACCGAACCGCCTGTTGCGGCTCGGTTTCGGCTAGAAAAATCGGAATGTATAAGTCTACTCCTTCCGAAAGAGTACCCTGCGCACTTATACTGCGTTGCACAACCTTGTCGACTAGGTTGATTGAGTTGGCTTTCACATCAGGACTTGCACCTGATAGGCTTACGCTTGCGAACCTAGCACCATGCGTGAACATTTAGCCGCCCCGATTATTACCGAAACGGCAAGGTAGATAGGATAAAAAGTTATCCTAAGTGGGTCTGATACGCTCAGACGGGCGGTATCTTTATGTTGTCTTTAGACTGTGTTATAAAAATACAAAAAACGTTCCAGCTGGTGCAAACATTAAGCTCATGCGCTCTCAGCTTGCATTTACGAGTTCGCACCTTAAGGAAAGTCGGAACCCTTATAACAAAACCTGTACCTCGGCTAATTCAACCCGACGACACGTAGCCAGAACACGTGGTTTTTAAGTCATACGCTACCGATATTTTATGTCCTCGGTTTACAGACTGTATGACAGGCTTGGTTCAAGATCTAAGTCGTTACCTCTGAGCTTGCAAGCTGCAGGTGATTCACTATATCCCCTATGGCGGGCAAGCACGGCACCTGCATATTTTGGTCTGCCATCATCAGTACCGGGAG